TTGATGAAACATGAGAAAGAAAAAGGACTAGATGATATGGATAAGGATCTATATCTAAAGTTATCCAGGTTTAGACATGAGATTAAATTAGATTCATTTAAAATGCTACAAGACTCTGCATTACCATTACAAGTTAAGAAACTTAAAATGGAACGTGCAAAGTTACGACCTCCAAAACCAACAGCAGAAATCATAACTAAGGTGGAAGAAGATGGGGAAAGGATTAGCGAATAGAGAAACACACCAAATCCTGGCAGATGCAACTACTAGAGACATTCCAGAAGTTCCAGAAACCTTTTGGTGTTATGACTCTCTAAGTAAACAATCTGATTGCTGCTTTTGGCATTACATATTCTATCCTAATGGTGGCCCTGAGAGGGATGGACTGTTTCATCCCTGTTACGAGTACGAAACAGATATACTTGAATCCCTCAATGAAAATAAGTGTATTGCAGTATATAAAGCTACAGGGTTAGGACTTACAGAACTTGTGTTGTTATGGATCTTATGGAAGGCATTAACTGACGACTGGTTTAAGGGTAAAGAGGCAATGGTAATTACTGGCCCAAACGTTGACCTGGCACAAGACCTTATTAGAAGAGCGAAAACCTTTTTAGTTAAGAGAGGTGTAGGATATGTAGATCATGGAGCATACGAAATGGAAGTCAACGGAAGCAGAATCAAATGTTATCCGTCAAATAACATCCATTCAGCAAGAGGTAAACCAAAGGTTAGTGTCTTTTTTGGAGATGAGGCAGCATTCTTTAAACTCAGAGATGATAGCATTGTTAGGACAGTCGGAGAGAGATATATTGGAAAGTCAGATTCTTGGGTTATTTGGGTATCTACAGCAGGAGAAGAACCATCAGGCTTTTTTTATGACATTATGCAAGAACCTGAACGAGGAGCAGAAAAGACAATTTATAAAAGATTCCACTTCTATGTTGAAGCTGGTCTTAAGGTTGATCCGAAAACAAAAACTTCAATCTTTTCGAAAGAGTACATAGACAAGGCAGCAGAAGCTCGTAGTTATGCTAGGGAATATCTAGGCGAATGGGGAAAGAATGTAGGAGATATATTTTCTCCCGAAGGAATTGACTTGTGTTGTAATACTGAATACAACTGGCAGGAAGCAGATGACACAAATGATAGAGTGATTGGAATTGATCCTGGATTTGGTAGTTCTGAATTTGGCATATGTGTTATACAAAAACGAAAGGGAAAAAAGTCAATAATATATGCAGACTCTTTTGAGAGGGCTTCGTACATTGATACTGTAAATAAGATTAAATCATTATCTGAGAAATTTAAAACTAAACGTATATTTGCAGATTCGTCTTGGCCTGAAGGAATTAGAGACTTGAGGGATAAATATTTTATGAACGTACAAGCAATAGCATTTAATCAGTATGGCGAAAAGATGTTAAACTATGCAGCACATCATATAGACTTTCAAAAGGTTGAGATACATCCAAGATTCAAGAAATTGAAATCACAACTAATGACAATCAAGTATAACAAGAAAGGTGGCACAGATAAAACTAGACAGAACCCCTTTGATCTTGGAGATGCTTTTCTGCTTGCCCTGTATTACTATAAGATGGGTTCAGGTACTTTGGCAGGGATCGGTTAGACTTTTTCTTTGGGGTTAAATCACAAATAAACGCCTTATGATCTCCAATAGTCATTATAGGTGTAATACCATTCATTAATGCAATATAAAGTATAACATTAGGATCTCCATTCTGTCTTAACATCTTCATACATAACTCATCTGGGTAGTGCATTGGCCATGTAACTATCTCATATAGATGTAATTCTTGTAATTCGTCTAATTGTTTGTTACGAACAACTGTATCTCCTTCTCCATTAGGTGCATCTATCATAACTTCTTTATTAACCACAAAGTATATAAACGTTAAATGGCTCTATATCTAGATTTAGACTATAACACATGGGTTAGAAAGGACTACACCGACAGTACAGCTTATGATATTTCAGGTACTGTATACAGGGATAATACATTTACCACAGCAGAAACATCACTTGATACTTTCACAGGAACATTTAGATTGATAGACCAAGAGGGAAAATTGCTTTTCTCTACTACATCAGGTATAACACTCAACTCAGATGGTACATTTCTGATGGCATTTGCAGATGGTAAGACACCATTAATAACAGGAAACTCCAAAGTACGTTTATTGCTTGAGAAATCAGGTTCTAGGTTAACAGCAATAGGCGTAAACGGTTCAGATGAACTATTTTTAGAGTGGGATTAATTATACTTCCTTTTGAGACAAAAACATACAAAATAACATGGTTTCTCCTATTATTAGAGGCAATGGAGATGTTATTATGCCAAAAGGATCAGTTTTACCAAAACAGGCACAAAAAAGCCCTAAATATGAGGGTACTATCAAGGTTATAGAGTCATTTACTACCAAAAGTGAGGTAAATGTATCAGATTATGAATCAGAACTAGCTCCAGATAGGCCATTCATTGAAACTTTAGATGCAATTAATAAAGATCCTAGATTAAACCTATCAAACGAGACATATATCCAAATGATACTTGGAAAAGGACTTAAAGTAACTGCAAAAAAAGAAAGTGTTGCAGATATGGTAACAGATTGGTTAGATGAGATAAATTTCCATGAAACATTAGAAGATGGTCTATATTCCTATGTTGGAGTTGGTAATTTAATTTATGAGAAAGATCCAACAAGTACAGAGTTCTTAGAAGTACCAATACAAACAATATCAAGTATAGTTAGAGACAAGAGAGGGAACATAGCATATTATTTACAACACGTTAACAATAAAGATATTAAACTAAGACCACAAGATGTCATACATTTCAAATTAACTAATGTAGCAAGAGAGCCATTTGGTAGAGGACTACATCATAGTGTATTAGCAGATTATGAAGATCCAAGAACAGGAGATATTTATGATTCTCCACTTATCCAGATGAAGAAGATGGAACACGCAATGCCTGAGATATTCCACGCCTATGCAAGTCCATTAATGATGTTCCAATTCGAAGATGCAGGAGAACAATTCATTAAGACTCAAGCAGATGCTTTGAAAAAGGCAAAACCTGGAATGAAGATAGTTACAGATAAACCATTCAAAGTAGAAAAGTTCGAAGTTAATGGAAATGCTAAATTTGACGGTTATATTGAACATATTCAAAGGGATTTACTAGAGCCTGGATCTAAATTCCCATTACAATTCTTCAATGCAGGTTTTACTGCTAGAGCAGCATCAGAGTCAACAGATTCCGTCCTAACTCGTAAGGTTAAAAGAATACAGGAACGTTTGGCAACTCAGATCAAACATTTCTGTATTCTTCCATACCTTAAAAAGAGAGGAAAGAATGTTAAATCAAAAGATATTCAAGTATTCTTTGAAACACCTCAGAAACAAGAGGCAACCATACAGGACATCATTACTACATTTAGAGATAATGGTATCAGAAGATCAGAGTTAAGGAAATGGCTTATTACTAATACTAATATACCTGTTAATCAAGAAGATATGGAAGATGAAGCACCAATAACCTCTGTAACCCCAACTAATCAATTAACTGACACTAGAGATACTGAAGAACCTGAAAAAGAAACTTCCGATAACGAGAAAGATACTAATGAGAAATTGTTAGAGATGGTAAACTTGAGAGCAGAATTAGATAGTGCAGAAAAGAGGAAGAATACTAATGAAATACTAAAGTTTATCAGGAGTCTTAAAGATGATTAAAATATTTACTGATAGGGATACTAAAACAGTAGTAGAATCCCTAGATTTAGGTAGAGTGTCTCTAGGAGAGACTTTCAAATACACTATGTTTATCAAGAATACAGATACTGAATGGCCAGTACATAATATTAAGATAGAGAATGTAAACCCTGAATTAAGATTCGAAATTCCTGAAATGCTTAAAGCAAATGAAGTAAAGGAGGTACACGTCTATTGGACTCCAAAACTAGACAGTAGAAAACCACTAAAAAGTGAGTTCAAGTTTTCAGGCGATGTATACATTGGCTAATGGCACACCTAGAATTAATAACTGAGTCAGGAGAATATCTAACAACTGAAAGTGGTTCACATATTACAAGTGAAGATGCAATATTACCACCACCCAAACTAACTGGAAAGAAACTATTAGCATTTCCTGAAATAAATCATGTTCAAGGCAAGATAAGAGTAAGAGGAAATACAAGACTACCACAAGGAAACCAGGTTATCACTATTAGAGCTAGTTTGGCACAATTAGTAGCAGAAGGTATGTCTTATTCTGGAATTATAAGTACGGTACATGACGGTACTTTAATAGGAACATTCACAGTACCAATACAAAATAAATCCTCATTAATAGGATCTATGAGTAAGAACACTACTACAGAATCTATAATTGAGGGTAAAAAAGACTATGATAAAGTGGTTAAACTATTAGAAGAGGTATTCCTTGAACTTTAGCTATTTACAATTATCAAAATAATTCAAGTGAACAAGTGAACAAGTGAATATACACTTGTACACCTGAAAACTAAAAACTATTTTGAACTGTTAGATTCTAAAAAGAGATTTTTGAAATTACTTCTCTATATTAAACGGAGGACAATATTAGCATGGCCGAGCGTATAGCAGGGATTGCCCTTATGCCTAGAGAATCTAGGAATGGTATATTTTATGATATTGAAGAATTAAAGAAATTTGACGGTAAACAAGTACCTCTCAGGATTGAACATCAACAAGATACCCATATAGGAGAGGTCACGTTCTCATTTGATGAAGAAAAAGCACAAGTAAGATACGAGGCTACAGTATTTGACTCTGAATGGCAAGCAATTTTGGATAATGAACAGTTCCAAGTATCAATAGGAGCTTCTGTATTAGAACAAAGAGAATTATGTGATGCAATGAGAGCAAGATGTCTTAATGCTCCTGTCTTAAATGAAATTTTAGAATTATCAGTTGTTAGAACACCTGGAATACCAGAAAGTACATTACAAGTAATTGAAAAACAAGAGCCTGCAATAGAAAAAGATGTTCATGATATTAATACTTCCATTAAACAAATCATTCAAACTCAAACTATGACAGAAGACATAAAATCTGAAAAGATTGTAGAAAATGTCGAGGAAAAAGTCAAAGTAACTATCGAAACCGATGGCGAAGTTGAAGTCGCAAAACCAACTAAAGAAGAAGCTCCAAAAGAGGCAACTCCAGTAGAAGCTCCAAAAGTTGAAGCAACTGAAAACATTGCAGAACGAATTGAAAAATCTAATGACAAAACTCTAAAAGCAGTTATCGAAACTGTTAAAGATGTTTGGACACCAAAATCCGAAGTAGCAGAATCAACAGAGCCACAAGGCTATGTAGAGGAAGCATATACTGAGGAAAGTGCCACAGACTTCTTAAACAAAGTATTCGAGACTGGTTATGGACGAATGGTCATTGATAAAGAGGGATGGATTCAATCCAATACTGGTTTAGAACAACCAAATGGTAACGGTTCAGTCCACGAAGCAGTTTCTACCTCTGGAACTATTCCAGGTGTAAAACAAACTTCAGGTATCTCTGTTCAATTAGGTTCTAAAACTGCAAAACCATTAAGACAGTTTGGTAAATTCCAAGCTATCCCAACTGGTCAAACTACTGCAAGATTCTACAGAATCACAGTACCAGATGCAGGAGCAATTACTGAGTCAACAAGTACAGATATTACTGCAACAACTCACACCCTAACTAGCGTTGATGTGACTTGTTCTGTAAGAGGTTGGAGACAAACAGTTTTGAAATCAGAACTCGAAGACTATCCAGGAAGTTTCCTTAACGCATTAAGAGAAACTGCAAGATTGGAAGCAGTCAGAGATGAACACAAACTCATTGTCGAAGACTTGGCAGGAACAGATCACGACTACGGTGGCGTTACTACAGCACCATACCACATTAGTGGAGAAGATGGTTCAGCAGTAGGAGACACATCTGCCGAAGATGCAACAGGAGAGTTTGACGAAGACGGTCTAACCTTTGCAAAAAGATACCTTGAAGAATTAGGACAAGATACCTCTCCAGGTAAACTTGTAGCTTTCATCACTCCTAGAGCTTTTGAAAGTCTAATGACATCATCAAGCCTATCTGAATATACCATGATTGGTAACTCAGGTGTAACCAGACTCGGACAACTCGAAAGATTGTACGGTGTAGATATTGTTGTATCCAATGAAATCAAATCCGATGTTAGCAACTCTGCAAGAAATCTTGTAGTAGTAAAAGGTGCAGCATGGGGTCTATGTTCACAACGTAACATGGAAATTGAGTTCCAAAAACAAATTGCAGGTCAATACTGGGATATTGTATGGACTCATAGAATTGGTGTAGACATTCTCGATCCAAATACCTATGTTATTGTCTCATCTAAAGCAGATTAGACACTAATATTTTTTTATTTTTTTATACATTTATATACTATAATACTCGCCAATTTTTATGACATACAAAGTATATGGGATTGGAGCAGTTGCAGTTGTAGCATTAATTGTAGCATTAGCATACAATCCAGCACAAGAAAACTTTGACCTTGATACAGAACAGAACTTTATCATAACCACATACCAACAATCTGCTCAATGGGAGTGGATAAAAGGACAAGTGGAGAACGCTGAAGAATCTCTTAACATCAAATCAAATGAAAATGACATCATAGGAAATGCAAATGACATCAAAGCATTAGAAGACAGAATCAATAAGATCAGTTCTAGTGTATCTACTTTGAATAATAAAATCATTCAATTAGAAGTAACACCAGCACCTACTTCATCAACAGTTGCAGATGATGAAATTGTTGATTTCTACACAACTGATAACGATTCAGACAAAGAAGATAGATTTGATCAGGGAGAAATCATGTATTTCTATGTAGTAGTTGATACAGAAGAAAGGTATCTGTACTATGAAATAATTAATGATGACACCAATGATACAATCAAGGACAAAAGACTAACAGTATCTCCAAATGTAGATAATCTAGTTTGGGCATGGAGTATTCCAAGCAATCAGACAACAGGCGATTATTACATAGAGATAGAAGTCGGAGATGACAAAGAAAAGGTCAACTTTGACGTGAGGTAGTAATACTTCTTTATTTTATTTTTTTATATAATTCAATGATGGATAATGATGACTTTATCGTACGTATATTTGAGAAACTAGACAAAATGGAAGAAAGACTTAACGATATGTGTAACAGGGTAACGCAATTAGAAACAATACAAAAGGTAACTAAAGAGAAATTCAATCAGTTAATGGCAGTAGTAGGTTCTGTAGGCGTAATCATGGCAATACTTACCTATTTCTTTTAGAAAGTGTTATATACTAAAACTATTGTGATTAGCGTATGAGCTCAGGAAATTTGAGATATTATGGACTAGCAGCATATACTGCACTTGTCGCACTATGGACAGGTACAGGACAAATTGTACTAGACCAGAATACAGGAATTGCTTTACTTGCTCCAATAGCATTGATTATTGGTGTTGATTACGCAAAGCACAAAAATGATACTGGTTAGGGCTTTTATATCCTAATCTTTATCCATTTTTTATGAACGACTCAACTGGTGCGATGATCATAATCGTAAGTTTAATAACATTCTTGGTGGTGGCTTTAATATGATTATATTTCATACTGAAAATCTAAATAAGAGACAGTATCGTGGAATGATAAATAATATTTTAATCAATCTTGGTACACAGTCTGTATATAGATGGTTAAACAAATGGGATGTTCATATACATCCACTACGAGAGTTCCCAGCAGACCATTTTAAAGGATATAAGACAGCAGACGGTAAGGAGATAAACTTTGATATGGCTTGGGGAATAACTGGACATCGAAGAATGGATTTATACCTAGAGGACATTAATAATCAGTATATAGCATTACAGAACTCTACAGTAGTGCAACATGAGATATGTCACGCTAAATTACAAGGAACTGTTCATTTTGTGGATGGAGTACATGATAATGTGGAAAATACGTTCCCAATATCATTCTGGTACTGGGATAAATGGAGATATAGAAAGATGACAATATTAGTCATAGATATAAGACAATTTTTGTGATTGTTTGTTACAAACAAAAAGGGGGGGAGATTATAGGCCCATATGGGTTGCTATATAATCAAATTCTTTTGAGAATAGACTATCATCTACATCACGTTTTACTCTGACTATACCATACTCTGAGGTACTAAGAACGTTCAAATTCTCTAAATATTTGTTTGCTTGTCTAAACCACTCCATTCCGAGTGGTATTGAAAAAATTTGTGACATAAATTACTTCATATCACTAATAATATATAAGTATCTTCATTGGCTAAATACGGAAGTACATCAGAAATGGAGAAACTCGCATGGGGAGGAACTAAAACATCAACTCCATCAGTAGTAACATCAATACAGAATACTGTAACTGATTTGATTAATCTCGTACTTAATCGTAATTCTGATTTTACAACAGTTCCAACTCAGGTGGCTTCTGTTGCAAATTTGATGGGATCTGAGATGCTAAGAAATTTAGGTAAAAGGACTCAATTAACAAATGCTCAAATACTAGATGAGATCACAGTTTTATTGAAATCCTATATGGATCAAGCTCCACAGGATCATGCTAGATGGGGTAATGTGTTTTACTTTTGACTGTAACATTTACAAATCTTTCAGGTTCAAGAGAGAATTTAGATAAGACTATACGTGCATTATTAGAAGATAACTGGACAGATTCAAACATAACAGGAACAATCACACCATTCTTTCAGTCAGATACTGAAGAACCTGATCAACTAGCAAGAGCAGATGGTTCAGCACTTAATGATGTCAGGGTAAACTATGCTTCACGAACTAGATTAGATCCAGAGGATTTTGATGTTAATGGGGATAACAAACATGGTTGGGTACAAACATTATTTATTGAAATTCAAGGAGAGTCTTTACAGGTAATGCTTGACATGGAAGATGAAGTTCATCGTATCTTATGGGAGAACAGACCAAACGGAGCAACCAGGTTAAACAAGTCAGATGGAAGTGCAAGTGAAGTTGCTTGGTTTGAAGATGACGAACCAGAATTTGAAAGATTAGAACCTGAAGGAGAGGACGACCAAACACCTACATCTCAGGCAGAACTTAAATTAATATACTTTAAAACAAAGACATAATTTACTTCTTTATATCAAATTTTCCACAAGATAGAACATGGCAGTATCAGCACACAATGTTACAACCAAAAAAGACATTGTAAAGGAACTTCAATATATCGGAGAAGGCGATACCGTTACTACTCCAGCAGATTTTGGAACAACACCATCTTCAGCAGCATTTGTTCTAGTTGGAAATAATGCAGAAATTAACATTCAACCAGATGTTCAACATATGGATGTCTCAGTATTAGGATCTGAAGATGTTATCGATGCAGTTAAAACACAATCATTATACGCTTTCACTATCAAATACAGTCCTATTGACACAGCACTATGGAAATATCTATGGAATGCTGGAGGAGGAGGAACAGCAAGCCCAGACGAATCATTATCATTTACCTATTCTTATAATCTAAATGGAACAGAATATTATCAACATATTAGAGGAGCAAGACCAACATCAGGAACACTCTCAACATCAAGAGGTGTATGGGATGCAAACATGACTTTTGTTGCAAAAGATATTACCATTCCAAATACCACAGACGGTAACACAACTCCAACTTATCAAACAGCAGAAACCTCATCAAGTCCTGTAGTACATAGTGACGGTGGAGGAAGTCCATTTGCCTGGAACTCTGTAGATTACGGAGAGAGATCATTTAGTACAACAGTAACTAGAAACATGGCAGTTATGGCAGTAAACGGAGAAACAGATATAACATATTGTAAAGCAGCAGATCGTGCAATCACATTTACAGCAGATGTATTTGCAGGAACTAATTCAAATGAAACTTCAATGTATACAGACTATGAAGGAAAGACAGCAAGGGCAGCAACATACAAATTCACAAGTTCCCCAAGCAAGACATTCACATATGCTAATGCAATCATTACTGATTATTCATATACTCATGCAGCAGGAAGTACAGATGCTTTAATTGAGAGTATTACTTGTAGAGCAGAATCAGTAACAGACCTATAAGTTTAAATACTAAAAACATAATTATTTATCATGGTATTCTTAGATACTAAGAAGAATGTATGGGTTATCAAAAATTTAGAAGTTCCAGTTATTGAAGATGTTCCTATGAAGGAAATGAAATGGTTCAGGGATAAAGTTAAATGGGCAGCAGAGAGAGAAGAGAAAGGAGATATTACTCAATCACAAGCATTAAGAACAGATGAAGAGTGGTGGGATAAAACAACACAGATAGGATTAGGATTAACAGTAGATGAAGTATTAGACACAGGTATTACTGAACCTGACTTTAGGGAGCTAATGGCCGAAATTTACAATTTTTTAGCGAATCTTGGCACAATCGAAAGAGCCAAGCAATCCGTTTTATACGATCCAAAGATCCAAAAGAAAGGCAAATAGCTTTTAGGGATTACCCAGAACTCAAAGAGTTAGTACCACTTATCAATCTAGTACGTTCAGGTTTTGGTACGTGGAAAGAGGTCTTTGAGTTAAAGCAAACAATGGGTTTAGAGAAACTTACAGAAATACAAAATATACTGTCTATATTGCAACAAGAAGAAGAATTAGATAGTAGACATGGCCACAGTTGAGGGAATGGATAAATTATTAGGGGATCTTCGTAAAGTAAATTTTCGTATTCCTAATATTGAATCTCGATTCTTAGATGCAATAGGGGAATCTGCACTTGATATGTTAAGAATGAATACTCCAGTTGATACAGGTAATCTTAGGGATTCATGGCAATTACAGAAATCTCTACATGAAATAGTCATTGCCAATGATCAACAGGATTTATTATCTTGGCATTTATTTGGTTCAAGAAATCACAAAAATCCACGTAATTTTGTTCAACAAGTATCTGATATTGTTGATATGACAGTATTGGATGTATTACAGGAGGCATTAGCAAAGAATCATAGATGGTTTGCTAAACTTCCTGCTGGAAGAATGACACCTCCTGGTATTCCAGGTGGAAAAGGTAGAAAGTATCAACAAGTAGGACGTACTTCAGCAGGGTTCAAAGGTGGTATATCTTTTGCAGGACGTTCAACTCTCGTAAGGGCAGGAACAGGTAGAAGACAATTAAAGAGGAGATTATCACTTAGAAGACGTAGAGGTGGTCAAATGAAAACTAAAACTACTAAATTAGGATAATTACTTCTCTATATCATTTTTGGGAATATTGAATTATGGTAGGAAGAGATACTGTAACCTTTAGATTTAGATTAGATGCTAAAGAAATGCAACGTCTTATTAAGGCATTAGAAGCAGATGCTGCAAGATTTGGTTCGACAATGCAAAGGGTTGGAGGACAATCACAGCAAGCAGGATCACAAATTAGAAAAACAGGAACGGATGCAGCAGCATCAGCAGTAAACTTCCAGACAGCAACCACAGGTATGCTCAATTTATCCACAGCAGCAGTTCAGACATTTACATCTATTAGTAACTTAGATAGGGCAGCAAATAGATTAGCAATGTCAAAGATTGCTCTTGCAAGGGCAGAGGATTTATTAAATAATAAACAATTAAGATTAAATGAATTAGAAGAAAAAGGATTAGGGAATACACGAAAAGCAGTATTATTAACTAATGAGTTAGCAACAGCAAGAGCAGATTTAGCAGTAAAGACAGATAAGCAAAAAATTGAAGAAGGAGCATTAGTAGATATTCAATTACTTTTTGCAACAAACATAGCAAACGTTATGATTTCATCATTAACAACAATCAAAGCTTTAAAGGATATGTACACATTAGCAACTATAAGACAGGCAGTAGCAGAAAGTGCATTGATTGGAAAAATCAAAGCATTAATCATTGCAGAAAAAATACAATTAATGACTGGTAAAGGAGTTATAACAGTAACAAAAGGTATGACATTTGCAATTAAAGGTATGACATTCTCAGTAAGAGGATTAATGATTGCTTTAGGCCCAATAGCAATAGCACTTACAGCAGTAACAGTAGCAATGCAAGCATATGAAGAAAATTGGGGAGGATTAAAAGATAAACTTCAAAGTGCATTACCATTCCTTAAAGAGACTAATACTGATTTAGATGATGCTGCAAGATTATTAGAAGAAGACAGAATCAACTTAGATAATTATAATCAATCAATAGGAGATTTAACAGGAAAACTTAAGCAATTATCTGCACCTCATAAAGCATATTTAGAGATGATGAGAGATGCAGCAGTACAACTAACTACTAATACACAATTAGCATCAGTATACGCATCCCAATTATCAGGAATACGGTCTGGTCAGTCGGGTTTTAGTACGCCCTCTGGTGGAGGAGGGCAAACCACAACAGGAGGAGGAGGATATAATAATGTCGGATCTGGTAGTAGATCAACTCCTAATACAACAGGAGCAAGGGGAGCAACATCTACACAAGAAATTATAGATACAGTTAATGCTAATCCTTATGGTACAGCAACAGAAAGACAATTATTCAGTTTCTTAAAACCATCAGAAAAAGTAAAAGTATTAGATAACTTAATGATTGGATTTCAAGAGGGAGGAAATAATGTTTGGGCGAAACAAGCATTAATAGATTCTACAATATATAGAAATATATCAGATAATCCAATAGAATTAGATCAAGCAAAGGCATTTGCAGATATTGCAACTAAAGATGCAGGAATGTTTAGTGGATTATTACCTGATAAAACCGTAGCAGGTGTAGAAACACATCCAGGATTAAAATATGGAATAGATATTGCTGCAAGAATGGGAATTGATAGTAATACAAATAGAGGTAGAGTTCTTAATGAATCAGGTAGAGATTTAGGGCCTATTGCTGATTCATTGGAGCTATCTAGTGCAAGAAGTTTGGCTCATCTTAGAGGAAGAACAGCACAATTTAATCAAATGGGAGGAGCAGGAAGAATGGCAAAGGGGTTACAAT